ACAACCGGGTCAATGTCCCGGTTGTATTGGCCATGTCTTTTATTTTCTTGTTAAGCTCTTGCGTGACCAGTGCCTGCGCCTCAGCGGATCTCCCGAACGAGTCAAGGGCTTTCACCTGGTCTTCGAGCGCCGTTGAGACGGTGCCGTATTTCTTGGAGATGGCAGCGAGCCCTTTAACCGGGTCGCTGACTATTGCAGTGACTTCTTTCTGCGCAGCCTCGATCCCGATGTTCATGCCCTTCGACAGCGTCTCGGACGACTTCAGAAGGTTGGCCATCAAGCTCTTGTCAATGCCCGCCCCGGCGAACATCGCTGCGCCGGAGACCTGGCTGCCGTATGAGGCGGTCGATCCCGGCGCTCCGTACGCCTGCCTGGCGGCAGTGAAGACGTCAATGGGTGAAGTGCCTTTGCGCCCACCAATGGCGTTCAGGGCTCGCGTGACGCTCATTACGCGGGATTCGTAAGTGTACCATGCGGCCGCACCGGCGGCCACGACAGCGGTGACGCCGACAATAGCCAGTCTCGCAGGAGTGATTGCCCCGGCAATAGCCCTTCCAACACGCTTGAGCGAGCCCGAGATACCATCGGTGCCCATCTGCAAGGCTTGAATGATCTGACCTGTTTGCTGCGTGAGGATGTTCATCGCAGACTGGCCCATCGCAAACCCAGATATGACGTCGTTCATCTGGTAGGACAGCAGGGCCATCTGGTATTTGGTTGTCCTCGCGGACGCGCCAACTTGATCAAGCGTCTTTTTGAATTTGCCGCCCGATCTTGAAGCACGATCGAGGCCGGGGCCGATGCCCCCAACAGGATCACCCGCTTTACCCCCTATAGGCGCTGAAGCGGTTTTCTTGAACTTGTCAGTGGCCGCCGTGGTTTTGTCCGCAGCGGCCTGCATCCGTTTCAAGGCAGCGGTCGCTTTGTCCATCGAGGATGTATCAACCTCGACGCCGACCTTTACAATATTGTCAGCCAATAGCTCTGCCTTTATTCTTTAGGGAAGAGAACACCCTTTTAACATTGCCCGGAGTTGCCGCCAATGTGTTTTTGGGTTGATCGTCCTCTTCGCCGGTTTCACCGCTGCCGTAGACGGCTTTCAGGAGATCGAGCTTGCCGTCGTAGGCGAGTTCGATCTCCCACAGGGCCGCGTTCAAGGTTACTTCGGGGGTCCACCCGAGCCAGCCTGTGCCGATTTTGAACATATAATCGGCATAGTCGCCGTGGCTCAGGCGCTCGCCACGTTTCCCTGTTTCTCCTCACCCCCGGAATCAACGTCATCCGCTGTCTTGCCGCCGTTGGAGAGGGCCAGCACGTAGTCTGACACAGGGCCGACAAGCGATAAAACGCCGTTCTCGAAGATGGCTTGTTCCATCTTTTCCGGTTCGCCGTCGGAGAGTTTGCCTGTGGCGAAGCAGATTATCTGGGTGATGGTGCTCGTGTCGATTGCTCGCACCTGCTCCATCACAGTGTTGTAGCCAGGGCCGAGAGCGTTGATGGCCCGATAGGCCCTCAACGTGCTCTTCAGCGTGTACTTCTTGCCGTTGATCGTTACTGTAACTTCGCCCGGGTTTGTCGGCGTTGCCATTTTCAAATGTCCTTATCAGGTTGCTGGGGTTTCTTCGATGGAGCCAGACTTGACGCCTAGCGTTACGGTTGCGCCAACGACACTGTTGGCGTCACTCACGTTGGTTGTGAAGGACATAACCTTCGCCTTGAAGAAGAACTCTGTGCCATCGGCGCTTGTGTCACCGGACGCATCGTTCAGAATAACGGTGAAGTTGTAATCCTGATCGGAATCGAGAGCGTCCCATAGAGCCAGTTGGCCCGCGTCGGTTAAATCTCGACCAAGTTCCATTGACAAAGTGCCGTCGTTGCGTTGGCCTTTGAACTTGAGGACGTTGCGATCACTAAGGCTGTTAAACTCAATCTCTTGGTAGACACGGCCAAATTCACCGATGGTGGCGACGTAACCGATTGACGTGTACGAGTCAGCGCTCGCATCGGCCAAAGTAGTGCCGATAGAAATCGTTGTTCCTGATGCTGTGTTAATTGGCATTGCTGCTATCCTTTCAGATGATAGTGCCAGCCGTTATTTCGCCAGCGCGAAGAGGCCTGCGGTTCGCTGGCCTGATTTCGGGATTGAGGTGTTGGTGAGTTAGTTATTTGACGAGAACGCACGCCAGGCCACTGTCACAGGAACCTGTATCCATTCTGGATCGGCAAATATTGATCCCGTGCGCTCCGAATAGGTAATGAAGACGCGGGTTCCATTCAGGCTTATACGCGTGCTCGGCTCGAACACATCTTTAACAGCATCAGCAAGAGACTCCGCTGTCGCCGTGCCCGCTCCCGATGGAGAGAAAATGTCTACGCGGAAAAGACCGATGTGGTCTTTCGTGCCGGCGTCAACAGAGAATGCCCGGCCACTGGCGGGGATCATAACCATCCTTGCGTACGAGCTGCCGTCAGTTGGCTCGGTGAACGCTACACCCTCATAAGAGACACTGGACGGAAAGCCCGTTGCGGTAGCTGCTCGAACCTGTAGCACGCCGCGAATATCTTGATATAGGCTCATTTTTTTCTAACCTTTGCCGCCGCAGCCGAGGCCAGTATTGAAGCTCTCGTTGCCGTCCTGTTCGTAAACATGCGTGGGGGGAACCGAGCTGTCCCCATGTTAACGTAGACGCGGTAAGGCTGGCTGTTAGTGATGAAATAGGACTGACCGACAGCGATAGTCGGAGTGACGGCCATGACTCGTGCGATTGATGGAGCGCCGCTCTTGTCAGCCCCGGACATCATAACCTCCGGTCCTTCCATAGGCACGTCCACAGATGGCCACCAGGCGGAGATCATGCGGCCCGTGTCAACTGGCGTGGCGTGGATTAAATCAACGCTCAGGTCCGTCAAAAACTCGCGAATGAATGCTTCTTCCTTGGCCCTGATTTTTCCGGTCAACTTGGCGATCGCAGAGCTGAATGTATTTTTCATGATCGCACCTGCAAGATGTAGCAGATCCAATCACCCTCCAGCTCGATCGTCTTGAACGATATGACTGTGTAGAGATCAGAGCCTGCCGTAATTGTATCCCCCTCTTGAGGGACGAAGGTTGCGTAGGCGGCATCGGGCTGCCATGTGACGTGACGATCGTTCTGAAGGATCAACGTGTTTGCTTTTGCAGCGTCTGAATATACACCGACGCGCCCCAAGCCGGTCTTGGCAGCGGTCGTCGCTGCGCCCGTAGCGCCAGTCGCCGGGACGTATGCCCCGGGCGTTGTGCGCGTCACTGTTACGGCGCGTCCGTACCTGAGCAGCTCGCTGCGTAGAAGGGCGCGTTGTTCTGTGCCCTCGCTCATTCGGCTGTATAATCCGTATTGGACGGCGGGTTGAGCATCATGTCGTGCGTGAACCTGTTCGGCACGCGGTCCAGATCGTCTCTGACAGCCTCAATAGCGTCTTCAGAGATACCGGCCACTGTCGGCACACCAATGCCCCCGGCGTCCTCTGTGGCCGCCATACCCCTGAACCGGTTGGCCATGCGGACAAAGTTCTCCGCCAGCATTCCAGACTTGGTTGAGAAACCATCAACGCTCAGATCCACGCGGGTGGAATACTGCGCAGCCAATCCGTCGAACAGGGCGGCGCATGTGCTGTAGACACCGCCCGGAGACACCAGCAAAGCGTCAATCTCTTCGTCTGAAAACCGGGCGTTGTCTGTGTCCGTGTCTCCTGTCAGTAGGCGAACGCGGTCAGCGTCGGTCGGCAGTGTTGGATCATAGGTTGCCGTCACGGTGTGTCCCCCACGGTATCTCTCCTGCACGGTGTTTCTCCTGCATCTTCAACATCATTTTCCAAGCTAACCCGGACTTCATTTCATGAATGGTAAATTGCTGCCACATCAGTGAGCGCCACCATTGACTTCTCCCCGGTGTAGTTGGGCATTCGATATTGCTCAAATCAAGATTGCCGACAGGCGCGGCAGCAGATGTTGGCTCGACAAAGACCGGGACGCCAAACCTTGCGGCATCAACAGCCGCTGTGCTGGAATGCGTCACCAACGCCCACGCGTGCTCTAAATCATGCGCCAGCGGGGGAGCCCTGTTTGACTTGCTTCGTACGACAATCTTTCGATCAGTGTTCTGTAAAATACGGCGGCGGATTTGGTTTTTCCAACGATTGATGTTGATCCCGAGCGGCCGCCCATAATGATCGCCAGGCATAGCAAGGACAATGTGTTTTCCTGACCGCCGCCAAGGCTCAAAACTAACCGGAAGGCGTTTATCACGGATGGCCAGATCAACAGGTGTCATGCCCCGGTAGGTTATCCGGTAATACCCGGACGGGCGACCCCCTGCCGATAGGTAATACCCGTTGTCGATATGCCAAAAGCCCCTGCCGGAGAGGGTTGCTTCCGGTAGAACATCTTCGGCGGTCCAACGCTGCCCCCATACAACAAATGGGCAATCGTCTTTAGGTGGAGCACCGCGGACAACCTTTGTGGTTTCCGGGTCTCCACAATGAAGCGCATTCATAAGCCGGAATGTCTTTTCCTCACGCTCCGGCGTCACGCATAGATAGATCAAGGCCAGATCAGGCAGTAATCCCCAGCCCGCTCCCAAGCTATTTTTGCTCCCCAGCGTTCGAGAATGTCGATAGCCTCGCGGCGACCAATGCTGTATCGCTCCGCATTGCCAGGCTTCTGCTCGACAATCATTACCGGGCGCTGCTCGCTGATTATCTTCTCGCCGCCGAGTACGACAAACTTCTCAAAACCCTCAACGTCGATCTTGATAAAATCAACCTGGGTAATGTTTTGCTTATCGAGGGTTTGTACTTCAACCTTTAGACTTCCTGCGTTATCCACTCGACCGTTTCCTGAGTTGTTGGCCACGGGATCCATTGACAGAAACCCGGCGGCTTCGCCTAGGGCGTATGGATGGAGAACGACGTTGTCTTTGCCAGATAGATTGTATCGAAAGCATTCGATTATATTCGGTACGGGCTCGAAGGCGTGGACTGTCTTAAAAGTCCGGCAAAGCACACGGGACCAAAGGCCGACATGAGCGCCTATGTCGAGCGCAACACCTTGTGTTTTGACGTGGGCGACAGAAGAGTTCAGCTTGGAGAGCTGATAGGTTCCCTTACCCCCAACCATAGGATTGGCGTTGATCTGGGCATCAAAATGCGTGTCGGTATCGGGCAGCGCGATGCCGCGTACAAATTTCATCGCCAGTGAGCCTCCGAACGTGCGACCCGCAGATCCTTTGGCCGGGACCGACCAGCGGCCTTTCTTGGCCCTTTTGTGTGATCGAGGATCGCGCCGAGCGGCCCGTTGATTGCCGGGTGATGTGTATCGCGCCCAGCTTCACCTGACAGCGAATGCGTTTTGATCTTGTGCTTCTTGACAAGGTGCTCAAACAACCAACTGTCGTGCCACTCCTGCAAGCTGAATATCTCGCCGGTTTCGTACAATTTCCGAAACTCCGCGAATAATTTGGTGAGCTGCGGATCGTTTGCGCGGTACATGACAAACCCACATTCGGGATATAACATCGAGCGGTCCAACCACGCGACTTGCGCTGTTTCCGGCATCAAGCCGTCAACGAACCCCATCGTCACCGGTGAATGCGTGATTATGTCAGCGTCGATCCAAATCAGAACATCAGATTTGCATTGCTCGTATGCGTCGATGATGGCCGCTACCTTGTGGCTGAATTTTACAGCATCACACCGGAAATTGTACCGCTGCCCGTTTATTCCGCGGGCGCTTGGCTTTCCGCCAAACCGCGAGACGAACTCGCTTTGCCATTTTGGCAGGTCGCGCTCGAAACGATCAGCGTAGATATGCAGTTCGACATCAACAGGCCAGAACTTGCACCATGACCGAACCATGCGTCGACCATATTCCTCAAACCCTTCCGGGCTGAATGTTGTGACAGCCTCGAAAATCCTCATGCCACCGCCGCCTCCAGTTCAGCGCGCCACTCGTCAGCAAACGGCGCGTCCGTGTAACCGGGCATCCTGGGTATTCCATCCGTGTAGTGAACAATTTGAGGGCCGATAACACCTGGGTCTGAATGGCCAACCAACCAGTTCCATGTGACAGGTAGAGACCCTATTTCATCGTCCTTCAACCAGCAAAACCTGTGCAAATCCCGCCCAGGCAACTCGTTGACCATATCAACTGTGAGGGCGTCATTCGATGGGTGGTCGCAATTGATCAACATGACCGATGACCAGTTTTTGCGAGCATACTGTGTCTGTATTTGCCCGTCCATTTTGACGCCTTCGGGCGGCGTAAACTGGTGTTTCACGCACATGACCGCTTTGGTGTCATCGGCCAGATCAAACAACCTCGACACGTTTCCCCGAACCATGACGTCCGCATCCATGAAAAGCGCCCAACCAGCTTTCCCTTCAAAGCTGCGGATCTTGGTAAGATGGGGGACAAGGAAGCGGGAGATAGCAAATTCTGTACTCATGGGGGCATCGGAAACAACGTCCCACATCGACCCGTCTTTAACAACAGTTTCCCGCCAGTATAAACCCTGCTTGATCAATCGACGCAGATCAAGCCCGTGGACATTGATCGGCCCGGTGGCTCTGCACGTCAGAGACCTGCGAGCAACAATGAAGGCGTCGATTTCACGGGGGTCAAATCCAATGTAAACGGATCGGCTCATTTTTCATTCCACTGTCGGATCAGCTCGAACGCCTCGTCGTGCGTTACTTTTGGAAACGCTGTTACGTTTGATCCCGGACAGGCGTTCAGGATGGTCACGTCGGCCACCTGCGCTTGTCGTGTAACAGCATCATAATTCTTCGCCCAGCGAACCAGGTATCGGTCGTTTGCGTTCGCTGGCCGGTTCCTCGCGGCATAGTGTTCGGGTGTGTGATGGATACCGCTGTAATCGTAGCCGAACAAAACGATCTTCTTCGCTCGCTTCAGCCACGCGATGTTGAGCGCCCCAAAACCACTGTTGCCACCGCTCTCAATGACAGCCGGGTCGTTGCTCAAAGTTGTCCCTGCGCGAGAGCGTATCAGATAGGTTGCATCAGGAACGCGTTCACCTTTGATCTTTTGATCGGGGACCGCGAGATATACGGGCTTGATTTTAGCCAAAGCGGTCAGGTTCTCGCTCTCCCAACCCATCCACGGGATGTCTATCCCACAGACAGCGTCTGCAAACGGGAGATTCCTCCATGCCTGCTTTACTGCGAGCACATAACCCATGCCCTGAAGACGAGCGTGATCAAAGTCTTTGAGCGACGGCCCCGTCCCTACAATCAAAACAGGTTTGTCATCCCAATAAGGCGGCTCAATCTTCCAGAAGTCTGGAAACCAAGTCATTCGATCTCTTCAGGGAGGTGCATGAGGCGGTCTCTTTCCTCCTCAGCCTCTTCTTCCGTTTTGAAAACGGCGACAGCGTCCCTGCCGTCGACGACAACAGCAAACTTGCCTTTCCCCAGATCCTTCACCGTGATGTCTTTCGGGGGCGGTGGCTCAGGGGGAGGGAGCATAGATATCCGGCGCACATCGTATAGTATCTGCAACCGGCGTTGAGTGCAGGAGCCCTTGTCTATAGGGGCTCCTGCAAGATATCGTTTCCCGTTGAAGGTAAATGTGCGAGCGGCAACAAATTCCCTCTTCGGGTCAAACGCTTCACGCCAGATCGAGGTCCGAGTCATGGCGACCTCCTTTTCTGACGTTAGGCTACGATTGAGCTGAAGAAAACGGCGCAATCTGTCGAGACAGCCTTCTGATCATAGGCAGCCTGAACTTCAACGCGATCGCATTCAAGCCATTCCATGCGGAACCGCTTCATGCGCATTCCCATTGCACCGGCGCCCATAAAACCAGCCCACGAGAACGTGTAGCCAGCAGACGGTTGCAGGATCGAGGGAGACGCAGGAGCATACGACAACAGGGCGTTCTTGCCAGCAATGAACGCCAGGCTCATTGCGGTTTCAAACGCCGGGTTTTCAGCTGCGGTGTTCTGGATGCCGTCGGCAACCAGAACTTCGTCCAGCTCAAGGATTGACGCTACCGCCATCCGTGACACCATTGCCGGAACGCTGTTACCAACACCCCCACTATACTTGATGCGATCAACCAGATCGGCGTGATCGACGAGCTGCGTCCAGACCTGGCGGCCCATGGTCAGCTTGTTCGGACGTTTGCCAGTGAGACCGTGAATGGTGTCACTGTAGGCGCGAACGTCTTCGATCGGGGTCGAGCTGGCGTCGTTCCACTGCAAGACCTCATTGGTGGACGGCGAAGCGGCCACACCGGTAATGTCAGCGGCAGAACCGGTAACGCCGGTCCAGACACCGGTGGTGAAGAAGTTTGCCGTCCAGTTGACTTCGCGGCTGATCATGGCTTGCTCGGTCAGGTAGATCGTTGCATCACGATCCATGTTGAGCGGGTCATCGGCATTAGCGCGAATCTGGTCGTCAATGTCCTTGTGCAACGCCCAGACGTCAGCGTAGTACGTCGGGGTGTTGTCGGTCTTGTAGCCGCCACCAGCAGACTCGGCCCCGGGGGCGCGCTTCTTCATGGTGTCGCGCCACATGTCGGCCCGATCATACTGAAAATACCGGTCAGACTGCTTCTGGACGGCGATGTTCGGGAAGACCTTGTCCGCTACCCAGACATTTGAATCCTGAACATGTGCGATGCTGATCTGCGTCAGCGGTCGGTTGACGTGTACGTCACCGGCTGTAGGGTTTGCCATTGTATTATATCCTTTCCAGCAAAACGTTGCTGTTGATTGAGTTCAGGTCAGGCTCAGACCATGAGGCCAGAAGGCTGCAACAGCATGGAAATGATCTTGCCGCTTGTGCCGGTTTCAAGTGCGATACCGACGGTCCATGCGTCACCGGTTGTTTCGGCAACAATCTTACCCGCCGAGTCGACAGCAACGGGGTTGCCAATGGTGACGGCGCCGCCGCACACGACTTTCGTTACACCACCATAGGCGATGGCAGCTGCGCGACCGGCTGCCGCTGGAGCGTTCTGCAACACGCCGCAAGCGCGCTCACCTGCACCGGCGACCGCAGCGTTGCCGCTGGAATCGACGATAACAGCATAGTACTGCTTGGCCGAAAGGTCGGCAGCAGCTGGCAGGGAGAACCGTGCCTGATTTTCTTCGTGAGACATGAGATATTGTCCTTGTAAAAAGAGTTCGGTTGCCGATTAAGCGGCGTTTGCGGTGACGGGAGCAAACGTGCCTGCGTACAGCTCACGGCCCCGGTCAGTTTTCATCACTTCAGAGTAAGCCTTCGAGAAGCTCACCGAATGCTCACTTGCGTAAGCCTTGGCGAGAGATTCAAGCTCGTCTTCGGCCTTGGCAAATTCTCCGCCGCCGTCAGCGCCAAGCGGCTTGAACGATTTGGCCATTGCTGCGTTGGCTGCGGCCAGCATCTTTTCAAGCTCACCTTTCACTTCGGCGTCGAGCGCATCGACAGCGCGAAGCACTTTGGCTTTGGCCAGGTCTTCGCCGGGAAGATTTCCGAAGTCCTCTTTGGCTTTCTTCTCAAACGCAGCCAGCTCGGTTGCTTCACGCGCCTTCGCAAGGTCTTCGGCCTGAGCCTTCAGCAGTTTGAACACGCCGTCTCCGACAACAGACTTGCGGACAACTTCTCCGCCGACTTCAATCGTTGCGTCGTTCTTGGCAATCTCGGCGGCGTTCATCGCTTCGATGGTCGCCACGGACTTTGCCAGTTCCTCTTTCAATTCGCCAATCTGCTTTTCCAGATCAGCGGTCTTTGCGTTGTCGGTCATGGGGGACTCCTTTGTTCCGACTTGGTTGCCGCCGGAACACCGGACAGCCTCTACGACTTCGCCATCAGCGTCGTCGTGGTTCAGCGCCTTCCCCACATCACCGTGGTCAGTCGAAGACTCGATATCGTCAGAGCGGCTCTTGATGATCGCCTTGAGTGCGCCTTCTTGCGCCGGGCGGGTCACTGCGGAGATCTCTGACATTTTGAAAGCACGCATGATGCGTTTTACCATCACGCTGTATCCTTATTGGTTGCAATGGATTGTTTGCGCCAGCGCGCAAGCTCGGACAGGTCTTCGTCTCTCAACGTCTTGACCTCGACGCCCTGAGCGCCCGTTAAATGGTGTTTGACCCGGCGCATCAACAGAGTGACCGTCGGCAGTGCCACAGGCGCGTGTTTGTTCTGTCTGAAGCGGTAAATGTCTTCTGTGCGGAGAGGGCCAGCCACCGTTATCACGGCGGGGCCGGTCTCCTCGATAAAATCGCGAACTGCGTTCTTGATGTCGGCGTCCGACTGCAACAACCATTGCACCAATGGTGGCGCGGACAATCCAAAGTGTTGTACGTCTGTCACGCAACGTCCTCGTCTTCGATGCGGGAGCCGCCGATGCTGAACCCGGAATACTCACCCGATTTGAACTTGGCGAGAATGTCGGGCGACGGCTTCATCGCGATCAACAGGCCGGTCTTTGCCGTGTCAATGCCAAGCGACTTGGCGATCTCCGTAGTCATCGGGAACGCGAATACAACAGACCCGACGGCCTCACCATCGTGCATGTCCTTGGCCACCCGGCTGTTCTCCATGAAGTCGGCAGCGGCCTCCAACATGGATTGCTCGGGGATATGATCGCCCTGGGTGTCGTAATAGTCTTCGCCGTTCTCACCGCAGACGATCGCCCAGCCGAAGACAAGCCCGAGGCCATCATCAACCTTGCAGACGGAGGCAAAAGCCTTGTCCTCTTGCGCGGGGGCCTCTTTGGCCACCCACTTCTTGCCGACCTTCGGACGCTGCCAATTCTCTTTGACGGCGGCCCACCCAGCCTTGATGCACTCGTTGTGGTCCTCGCCTATCTCTTGCGCCAGGTTAGCCTCACGGACGAACACCTTAAACGCTGGTAACGGCAGCACGGCTCCGACGGCATCGAGCCGCGGGGAATTGATGTCATAGCTCATTATCACTTAACCCTTATTATCATCGAACAACGACAGTTTATGACGTTTGCGGCTGCCGCTGCCGGATCGCCGGGGTACATGATCGGCCCCAGAGGGCTTTTGAACGGCTCACGGAGCCCGACGCCCTGTTTGTTCATTGACGGGATTAGCCGGTGCGCATGTCGCGTCCGCAGATCGTGCGTGTAGACCCATCGGCGGACAACATTGTCCGGGTTAACTCGTCCGTCCTCGACGGCCTGCTCCCATGAGAGCATATTACCTTGGTTGACGGCCCGTGTTGCTTCGGTGCGCGAGATCGTCAGCGCCCGCGCCCGCAAGGACCGAACGCGGTACTCCTCGACCAGTGCGTCGATCTTGTCCTTCGGCCTCGGAGTTTTCTCGTCAGCCTCCAGCGTGCGCCGGTAATTGGCCACCGCTTGCGCTTGCCGCGGGGTCAGCCCAACGTGCCTGCGCACATCACGAGCCACGTCACGAGGATCGCGGCCTTCCAAGACACCGGTGTTGATGATTTGTCTCACCGTCTCAACGGCGGAGTTCGTTAAATCCCGTAATGTATCGTTTTCGTTCGTTTGCATGACCTGCGCCGTCCGGGGGCGCATAAGACTGAAGACAAATTGTGCCCCTGAGACCGCTCGCGAGATGACCGACGCGGCCCTTTTGCCCGCGGCAATGATCGCGTCCGTGACTGACGCCGCAACAGGTGTAAACCCTCCCGCAGCCAGCGCAGCGGTGACGATAGCCACCGCCTCCTGCGCTCTCCCGTCCTCCAGGAGCGCCGTCAGGCGTTTAAGGTCAATGAGGTTGCCCAATGTGTCAACGGCCGCCAGGAATGCTCGCTGGATGTCCTCGGCCAACTGCTCGGCCAGCTCCTCCAGGCGCGCACGCTCGTCTTGATCGGCGCGCTTGGCGAATGGCTCCATCCACGGCATCGGCTGGTGCAGCATCAGTCCTGCTCACCTGGTTTAGGCTGCATAGCGGCCTCGTAGGAGCCTGGTTTAGGCTGCACAGCGGCCTCGTAGGAGCCTGGTGTCTTGATCGGCTCGGGCACGATGGCCGGCGTTGACGCCCGGTGCTCGATGCTTTCCGGGCTTGGAGGGGGTAGGTCGGCGTCCTCGCGCAGGCGCGTCTCCAGCTCCACGTCGGGGAAGAGTGGCGCGCCAGCCGCGGCCAGCTTGTGAATGAAGTCGCCAACGGCTTCGAGGTTGGCTTCGGCCAGGCGGCCCGGCTCGTAGGTTGGCATGATGGCTGGATCGAGACCATTCACTTCCCACACGCGAGGTAGCAGGAAGCGGTTGATGACGCTTGACACCTGGCCGAGGACAGATCGACACGACCGCAAGAAGAACGAGCTCTTGTCGAGCGACAGGGCGAGAGACCCGCCGCCGTCATTGCCGAGCAGAATGAAGCCAGCCAACACAGAGTTGGCAATATCCTTCTTGTACCCGTCCTTGACGCCTTGCGTGTCAATGGCCCTGGTTCCGCCGCCGCGCAGCAGGTCCACCTTGACAAGCGGAGCAGTGGAAATTTCGCCGTTCGGCCCCCGGTGCATGTCCGAAGGGATCACTATCCCGCCTTGCTCGTTGAATTTCAGGTCACGGGCGATCTTCGTGTATTGCGCGAGCACGGCCATGTCATCAGCGTCTGTGCTTGTCAGATATTTCGCCGGAATAGACACAACAGGTAGACCGGCTAGCTCGCGCTCGATCCCCGTGGCCTCAATCGGTCGAATGTGCCGCAGAAAATACCAGCTCTCGTAGCACTGGCGTAGAATCGAGACGCCTTCCGGCGAGTTTTTCCGGCTCGCTGTCCTGAACAGAAGGGATCGCTCAATCGGAATGTACCGTGTACCGCCACCAGCGGGAGGCATCTGGTGCATTCCGCTGACGCCGCCGTCTTCCTGCATTTCCCAGCGCAGGAGCGTCTCCTGAGCCCGGATCGGCAGCTTGCGAATGCCTATCCGACCGTCAGTGTAGCTCGAACGCTTCGACGGGTCCGCCTCGTAAGGGCCAACTCGCCGCTTCAGCACGATTTCGTGGTATGACCACCCGAAGACCAACATGGAGAGCACTTCCGAGATGAAGTCATCCCAGGAATGGCTCATGTCGCAGAACAGGCTCTCCACGAACTCCGCTTCGGCCTGCCCCGCGTCCTTGTCAACCCCTTCCGGCATAACCGCCGACCACTTGGCCGCCCGAATCGTCAAAGAAATAGCGTTGAGAACCGCGCCGATCGTGGCGTCGTTGTCCGCCATCTCCCGGAACTTGCGCCGCCCCTTGTCGCCGCTCAGCTCCTGAAGGAACTCCTCATTGACGAACCCACCGAAGACTTTGAGGCCGGAGACCCCTATTTCCTTCATCGGCGGGTCTTGTCGTTTGGTTGGGGATCTGGCCATATACTAACCGACTCTCATTGTTAACGGGCCGTGACCTGCGCCAACCTGCACCGGCAAACCGATCTCGCTTGAGGCGTACCCTGTCAGCAGCAGCTCGGTGACAGCCCAGACCAGAGCGTCAGCCCTGTCGGGCGACCCATCACCCGCGTAGCCATCCGAAGACATGAGGCACATCTGGTCCTCCAGCGCGGGCAGGCTCTTGACATGCGAGACCTTGCCCTGCTCGTACAGCGCGGCGACGGGCTCTGCCCGCGCAACCTTGCCCCGGCTGGCTGTAACCTCCTTATAGGGCACGTTACCGTCAACCGTTGTGATAACGTGGCGCACCATCGCGCCACCAAAATTCCGTTCAGCGACGATCCTGTCCGCCGCAAACTCGTGATAGGCCGCCACAGCCCGTTTGCCCCAGCCGTGCGGCGACATCTTGCACGTCCTGTCAGCGAGGATGTAGACCCTGCCGTCCACGCCCTTGCCCGCGACGATAATACCTATGCTGTCCCCGCCGTCCTCGTCCCCGGCCGTGCCGGAGGGATCGATTGCAACGACAACCCTTGACATATCAGGGGCCTCTGAGACCCTCGTGGCGTCAATATCGTCCCTGTTCCACAGGGCGCCGGGCAGATCGTCGAGGATCTCGGCGTTCAGCTCCTGCCTACCAAGGCGTGTGCCTTCGTACTTCGCCCTGATCTGGGTGATGAAGCTCTGCGCCAGGTTGTCCTTGTTGTCAAAAGTCGACCCACGCGTAACGAAAGTCCGCTCCTCTTTGATGATCTCCTTCAGGAGGGGGATAGGGCGCGGCGTCGTTGTGACCACTTGGCGCGGGTCATCACCCAAACGAAGGCCAAACTGAAGCATATCCCAGATTTCACGCGCATAATCGAACTTGGCCAGCTCATCAACCCATGCCGCGTCGTGCTGCGGCCCACGCAACTGATCGGGTTCCGTGCCGTTGTAGAGCGTTGCAACCGCACCGTTCGGCCACGTCAACCGGCGCTTCGACGGCTCATAATGTGGTCGGAACGCAGGTGGGTGAACCGACAAGATGCCGCTGTCGCCCTCAACCAGCACGTCGCGAGCGTCCGCCGCTGTTTCAGCGACAATCGCGATGCGTTTGTGCGTTCCAGGTGCGTTTGGAGTCTTCCCGCACGCGATCGAGCGGACCCATTCGGCTCCGCAACGTGTTTTACCGAACCCGCGCCCAGCAAGCACCACCCAGGTCAGCCAATTGTCTTCAGGAGCAAGTTGATTTGGTCTTGCCCACGCCTTCCAGTCCCAGAGGAGGTTCTGCGCCTGCTCCTCCGTCAACTTCGACAAGATCGTAGCCCTCTCCCGTTCTGGAAGCGAGGCTATTGAGCTTATTAAGGATAAGTTCTCTTGCACTGACCTGTTCCACCTGTATTGCGCCACCGTCGGGACCGGATAACTCAAGCGCCGTCGGCGTCTCGCGCCAGCGCATTCTCGTCTTGGCCCAGAAGATTGCAGCAGCGACAGACCCCTGGCCGTCACCGATGGCTTTATTGAACAGGCTCTGCGCCACCATCGAGTCGGCTTTGTCCTTACCTGTCTCAAGCTCATGCTTATACTTTTTCTTCAGCGTAGGAACACTAATGTCAAGCTCACTGGCGATGAATTTCTCGGGTATCCCAAACCCGGCGAGCAGTTGGACCTTGTCCTTCTTCTCCTGAGTAACGGCAAGAACACCACTTATTTTCATAACAAACCTCGGGTTTTGTTCCTTGAGCTAGAGTATAATTTATTTTTTTGTAATTTTTTGGGGTCGGGCTTTAGATTTTGGGTTCGGATGTGAAAATTTATTTTTTTGTAATTTTTTGGGGTCGGGCTTCAGATTTTGGGTTCGGATGTGATTGAGGAGACCCCCGAAAGTGGGCAGGGTCCCATCTTATTATCCCACAGCCTGCGCCAAAGCTATTAGTGGGACACATCCCATGTCGTTTCGGTTCCGTTGCAACCTAGGCAGAGAATGTGGGCAGAGAATGTGGGCAGAGAATGTGGGCAGAGAATGTGGGCAGAGAATGTGGGCAGAGAATGTGGGCAGAGAATGTGGGCAAGCTAGGCTATAAGCCGCCGGCCAGGTTGCCCATAATTATTATGGGCGAGAATCGTGGGCAAGGATCATGGGTAATTTATGTGCAATCGCACTCTTTATGCTTTCAATACTAGAGCTTGACTTAATCCAATAAATCGGCATAAATCGTCATTTAATGTATTGCATCCCAGGTCATATTGCGCCATAATCATTTGACGCGACACCCGCGCAACAGGAGCTTGAACCATGAAATACCTTCCGCACAATATCAAGAAAATCAGCTGGCAACGCATGCTGAGTGAAACAAGCCATAAGGCCGCGCTGTCAACGGCTTATGGTTATTTGCAAGGCATACATTATATGGCGCCAGCTGGCGTTGCTGGCGTTGGCAATCTTTGCCCATGGGCAAGCAATGCGTGCAAATCGCTTTGCCTTGGTGAACACAGCGGCATGGCAGCAATTTATTCCAGCGTAATGCAAAGCCGGATTAATAAGGCCCGTTGTTACATGCTGCAGCGCAAGGCCTATGCGGCATTGTTGCACAAGGCCTTGCACAAGTTGATCGACAACGCCAAAGAGCAGGGGCTCCGTCCAGTGGCGCGGCTGAATGGATCAACCGACGTTAACTGGCTGGAAACAGTCAAGCAATTTCCGCAATTGCAATTTGTCGAATATACAAAATCCCTTAAGGCTATGCTAAACTATTGCGCTGGCGATATGCCCGAAAACTTGCATTTAACATTTTCGTTTTCGGGAAACAATTGGTCTGAATGCGAGCAAGTTTTGCGCGCTGGCGGTAATGTTGCGGTTTGTTTTGGCACAAAAAGCAAAGACGGCAAACACGATAAGCGCAACCATGTAATGCCTGATCAATACATGGGCTTTGACGTGATAAACGGCGATTTATCTGATTTGCGTTTTCTTGATCCAGACGGGCGGCGCCATGGCGACGGTTATATTGTTGCGTTAACACCAAAGGGCGGCAAAGCCGCGGCGGACGATTCCGGCTTTGTAATCTGGCAGTGACGCAAGCTTAAGCCGCTCTTAAGAGCGGCTTATGCGAGCGCCAATGCTCAAAATGGGAGAAGTAAACCATGAAAAGCGAAAACAGAATAAGACTATCAACTGCAGGCTTTCCAGAATATGCGCGCAATCTGTGTAGTTCCGACGTCCGCGACTATTGGTTTGAGCGCCAAGGTAATGAATATAGCATTTATCAGCTAACCCATAGGACGGGCATGCGCCTGCTAGCGCGTGTTTGGGCTCGAGATGTGACAAGCGCCAGGCGTGAACTGTTCAAACTGCTAACCTATGATTTGCACTGTTGAAAACAGGAAGGAATTAAAAAAATGATCATATCCGATAAAGCGGCCCGGGCAATGCAGCAGGCGGTTTGCCAGCGTGGCAAAAAGAAGGGCTTTTTGTTAGCGCGTCCGCCACGGGTCGACACCGCAGCAAGTGCGGCTTGGCAAGCGGCCGCGATGCACTATAACCCATATAAGGTATCAATCGGCGCGCTAATGTTCATGAGTCCTGAAAACCGAGCAATATATGACGAATGGCTCAATATTTTTGAGACATTGGATCCTAAGGCAATTGCGAAAATTGACCGGGACAGGGTAGCATTGCAGGGGCTTGGCGCATGGTAACAATAAGCTTTAAACTGTGGCTGGCGATATTTATTGCAAGCGTCCTGGTAGTAGCAATGATTTAAGCGCCATCTAATCTACCAAAACATTAAAAGGCAATGCCGCATGATCGCGCGCATTGCCTTTCTGTGTTTTGGGGATAGGTGACCATTCGACCTGTGGCTTGACCATTCGACCTGTGGCTTGACCATTCGACCTGTGGCTTGACCATTGGGCCTTGGGCTTGACCATTGGGCCTTGGGGT